AAGCTTTCTCTAATAGCAGAAGTGATACTGCCCCAACAGTACCCAATAACACCCAATAGATCTTGTCTATCTTACCGCCCAAATCGTGTATACCATCATGCATATGTTTAACATCTTTCTTTAATCCAGTTATATATCCATAAATAGAAAGCAGGTGCTCTCTTGTAGTTTTGGGTCTAATTTTATCTCCGTTAGGCATTACGTTGTTATTCCTCTTTGTCTAAGCTTAATAGCTTTTTCTTCATCAGAAAGTAACGCATTCTCAGTTAGCGTCAATCCCTCATTTAGTTGCGCCATCTGACCACTGTTTACAACGTTTGGATTAGGCGCTGCTTCTGAAACTTGCACAGGTATATTTGGTGTTATTAGTAACTGTGATGTTTGTTGTGTATCTAACAAATAATTATTTATATCTAGATCAAAATCTTTATTTAATTTTAATCTTATCATATCGTTTTCCATTCTTTCTATAATAGATAATACCCTTTCATTTAATATATTAGGTATTTTTTTATCTCTAGCTAAATCTTCTATACCTGCAACTTGACCTTTTGAAATTAGTAATGGAAAAAAGACATTGTTTTCTATATCACTATACAAAGGTAACTCACCCCTTTTACCAAACAGCTCTTCAATTTTATCGTCTCTCATACCTAAAGTTTTAACTGCATCATATACTCTTCTTAACTTACTCATGTCTTCGTAAAAAGATTTATTAGCTTCAAAGTATTGTCTGATGACTGCGTTAGGATCTGTAACAGGATCACCTGTTCTTAAACCCTCAAATATTTTTTTAGCTTCGTTTCTTTTTGCTTCTTGAAAATCTGCTATTTTAAAGTTTAGATTTTGTTCTAATTGTAATGGCACTTTTCTAAAGCCTATAAATCCTAATAATTCATCTGGTATTTCATAGTTTACACCTTTTTGAGATTTTTTCTGTATAGCATTAATTAATCTTTGTAACTGTGGCAGTGATCCAGGTGATAAGGTGTACGCAACGTGTTTAGTAGATTTTTCCCACTTAGTTATTATACCATCCTCTGGATTCCAAACAGGGCTACCATTATCTTTAATACCATTTCTAATCATAACATCTGCTACCGCACCAACCCAGATAGACTCTGAAAAAAATGGCTCTAATACTTTACCCAAAGCTCTTGATAAACCATTTGCAAAACCAATAATTAGTGGATCATCTTCATTAGCGGCTTTCGCTTTTTCAACGTTAGCTACAATAGTATTTACTGGTTGAATCATAGTGTCATAAAAGAAGCCGTGACTAAAATCTATGTATTTGTATTTACCATCTTCGTATACGCCAATGATAGTATTATCCTCTGACCATGTTGGAAGTATCTCTCTCATGGCTATTACCGCCTCTTTTCCTAAACCATACAACGCAGAGCCTGCGCTCATCGCTGCAAGAGGAAAGAAAGCATAAGTCAAAGCTTGACCTGTTAATCTTTTCATACCCACAGCTTGTAATACAGGATCTTTCATTTCTTTTACTGCAAGCATAGTTGTATTACCACCTGTTCTAAAAATCTCTGAAGGGAATGATGCAAAACTTCCTAATGGTGATCTTCTAATACCTTTTACAAAATCAGATACGTACGCATAGTTAGGAACTGTTTCTCTAACTATCTTTGCTGCCTGTTTCATGATTTCTAAATCACTAGGCATACTTTTAATTATACCATCTTTCAAAGCTTGTTTGTAAGCCTCTTTATATTTGTGTCCTTCTGCTAAAAAGTTTGTAATTCTAAATACGTCATCTTCAGCTGTATATAAATCTTGAGCTACACCATACAGTTTTTTAAATTTTGATGTTGTTGAATTAACTAATTTATTAAAAAATACTTCAGCTGTTTCATTACTCTTACCAGCTCTTGTTATATCACCAAACAAACCTTCGATATCTCTAGCCACTACGTTTTGATTTACTACACCTTCCTCTAATAAAAACTGATACAATCCTTGATCTTGAGGCGTGTTTCTAAATCTAGGGTTTCCTGTTGCCCGATACAATAACTGTGGTTGTGCAGACTTTACAGCTTGTGTAAAAAACTCTGCTAGTTTTTGTGGTGGTATTAAAATATTACCACTGTGTACGGTAGTAAACACAGCAGAGAAAAAATTTCTCATGTGTGTAAAAGGACCAAGAATAGTTTTACCAGCTTGTGATATACCTTTTGGTATTAATAACATAGCTCTGTATGGAAGTGATCTTGTTAATGCACTACCTATAATTTCATCTCCAGTTTTTATAGAATCAGCCCACGCTTTACTTGTAAACAATCCATCCAGAGGTGATGAGTACACTTGATCAGATAATCTAGTACTAAGTTTTAAAGGTCTACGCACTATCTCTTGATAAGGTAGATTTTTTAAAGCTTCGTTGTATGTTTTATAAAACAAAGGTCTTTCACCTTTTGCAAGTAATGCTTCACTATCTGCTAATAATTGTGAATAAAATTTATCTCTTGACACTATATCTGCAAGATCAGTCATAACATTATAGATAGTGTTTTTTGCGTTTTTATATTTACCAAACAAAGAATTAAATGCTGCAAGATCTGATTTAGTTTGCACTAACCCACCTACTTTGTCAGCTTTAAATTTACCACCTGCAGTTACGTTTTCACTCATGCTTTTTATTTGCACGGCTGCGTCATCTAAAATATTAGCCGTACCAATTGGAAACTGTGGTGTTCCGGTCACTGGATCTTTGGTTACACGTTTTAAAATATTATTAACAACAATCATAGCATCGTCTATAGAAAAACCTTTTTCACCATTATTAATGTGATACCTTTGAATTATTTTAGCTACGTCTTCTTTAGCTCCTAGTGTGGGTTTGAAACCATCGAACAATCCCATGTTCATGTCAAAGATTTTATAGTCAGCTCCTAGGTTATATTTAACTCTGTTGTTTAATATTGTATTTAACTCTTCAACAGCTACGTTATAATTTTTACCTTGTGCAATAGTGTTTTTAAGAGTAGCAGCCACTGTTCTAAAATCAACTCCATTACTAATTAATTCATCTATGTTTTGTTTGTTGACTCCTAATTCATCCATAGATTTTCTAAAAGCTTTTAATGATTTGTCAGAAAAACCTTGAAATACTATTTTACCTTTCTTAACTACGTCGTCAGTTGCTAACAAGAAGTTAGAAAACAACTCTGATAGTTGTAAAGGATTTTGTATGGCTTCAGATGCTTTGGTGCTGTTTCTAGATATTTTTTTTAAGGCATCGTCAAAACTTTTAGCAGCATCGTCTGCTGTAATTTTAATTGCACTCTTTTTACCTTCTAGTCTTTGTATGCCATCAAATAATTCTTGAGCTTTATCACTTCTAGATCTAAACGGTTTGCCTACATATTTATCAACCCATCTTTCTATCTGTGAGTTGCTAAACGCAAGATCTTTACCTTTTGTTGCAAGTAATTTAGCTGTCTTACCCACACCGTAAACAAACGGTACAATAGGAAAAGCTAACTCTGCACTAAATTTAAATTTATTATTTAATTGTCTAAATGCATCGTCGTTAGCTGATTCTTTTTGTTCTCTATCTAAACCTGTTCCTAGAAACTCTAATGCGTTTATATCTCCAAACGTACCTATGTCTTCTGATTTCATGACAATAGCACCACCACCAAAACCACCACCGATTGATACAGCTGCAAATTTATCAAAACGATTAGGTGTATTTAATTGTTTTGCTTTTTTAGCAGCGCTTGCAACTGATGTTGCGGTATCATCTAGTTTACCATATCTGTTTGTCTTAACAGCTTTGACTAATGCAGGTGCTAGCTGTCTTGCTTTTTTACTTGCATATTCAATACCTGGACCTAATACTTTGGTACCAACTTTAGCTGCATTAAATATTTGTAAGAATGCTTCTGTTAAATGACCAGCAGCTGTAGCTCTTGCGTCTTCTTCTGCTTGATTTTCTATTATACCAAAAATAGTTTTATCAAAAACTCTGTTAAATCTTTCCGTTACACTTTGATCAACATCCAGGCCATCACCTGTTGCTGCATCGTAAACTAATGTTCCAAAATTAATTATACCTTTAGGAAACTTAATAGCTGCACTGACCGCAGCTCCAGTTAGTGATTGACCTAAACCTACTTCGTAATCATCCTTATCACCTAATCCAACTTTGTCAGTTGTCTTAATATCTTTGACCTCTTCGGTTTCTATCTCCTCTGTCTCTACCGTAGATGCTTTTGCATCGCCAATAAAATTAATGTCTTTTGGAATTATTCTTATTCTAGGATCGTTTTCTATTGCTTGTTTGGCAAGTATAGATGCAGTTTCATCATCATGACCTAAATCTATAAACTCTTGTTCTTTACGTCTTAGTTCTAGAGCTTCAGGTCCTTCTTCTTTTAAGATACGAACGTCTCTTTTACCTGCCTCAATACCTTTTAAGATTGCTTCTCGTGTCTCTTCTGAGGGAATAAGGAAATCGTACCAGCTTGGTTCAGCCATGGTCTACTCCAATCCGATAACTTTATTACCTTGTTTTGTAAGGAAAATGCCTTTTTCAATGTCATATATAACAGAGCCATCTGGTATAGTCATTAATATAGAATTCTTATCAATATCTCCGGTATCTGGTTTATATTCACTACTACCAAAAATATATTTACTGCTCGACTTTGCTCCAACAAAAGTTTTATAAGCATCTGGATTAGAACTTTTTAAAGTTTGTAAATTATCATAAAGAATTTCACCTTGCACTTGATCTATTTTAGGAACACCAAATCTGTTTGCTGTAGATTTTATAATACTTTCGATAGTTGCATCTGTGTCTATTCTAGCTTGATCTTCTGGACTTCTACCTTTTCTAAACTCAGGTAATACTCTGTTAAATGCTTCTTCTTTACTAAATCCACCACCCTCTTCTGACATCAAGTATTCTATTTTTTCTTGCAAAGCTATTTTATCTGAGTCAGATAAATCTTTAATAAACTCTAAACCAATTGCTTGTCTTGTTTTTTTTCTAGCTCTTTGAGCTGTAATTAAATCTGATACAGGTTTTTTTGAAGCTTCTAGTATGTTTGGAATTATACCACCTTTACCTGTTTGAGTGGCAATGTTTGGTCCAACCTGTAATAAGAATTGTGTTAACGGATCTCCAAGACCTGTGTCAGGTCCTCCAAGACTTTCTACTAAATTTATTTTATCACTGATAGATAAACCTTTAAAATCTTTAGCATTACTGTCAGCGTATTGTCCTCTTTCGACAACGTTGTCCATGATACCACCACCGGTAGTGCCACCTTTTCTAAACATAGGTCTTTTAAATATTCTACTCATATTAATTAAACGCTCTGTATACTCCCGCTAATGTAGCTCCAGCTCCTAGTGCTGTTTGTAATGGTGAAGGCGTAGGTGAAACCTGAGTTTGGAATTGTGCTGGATATCCAGCTATTAAACTCGTAACTCCTTGACCAAGTGTTTGAGCTAAGTTCAGTGGTTGTTGTTGTTGTGCAAAAGCTAATTGTTGTCTAGCAGCTAAGTCGGCTTGAGTCTGTGCTTGCTGTTGTGTACCTAACGCACCTAGCGCAGATATCTGTTGACCAAATAATTGTGGAGCTTGTGTAGCTAAAGCTTGTTGTTGTGCGGCTAACGCTTGTTGTTGATTAAATGCTTGACTAGCTGCTTGTTGAGCTTGACCAAAACCTTGTTGTAATAATTGTGCTTGTAATGCTGCTCGGTTCCTGTCGCTTGTCGCTTGAAACTCTGCTCTTGCAACACCCTCTCTACCACCACCAAATGCACCAGCACCAATAGCTTGTGCAGCTATTGCTGGTATACCTTTTGCAGCTTGTACGTCAAATTCATCAAGTGTTGTTTTAATTACATCCTGTTGAAACGGAGATAAAAATTGTTGATATGCTTGAGGTCCTACAAACTGACCTGCTTGTCCAGCTTGTGTAGCTGCTGTCTGTAAGAACGGTGCAAAAGATCCAAGACCACCTCTTAACGCTTGAGCTTCTTGTGTGATAGCAGATGTTGGAGCCACAAATTGTGGACCCATAACTTTAGTTAGGTCGGCTCCTTTTAAGCCACCGATAGCAGACTGAAGATCTGCTAGATATGTTTTACCTGCAGCTTCGATAAATGGTGCCGGTAAAACCTGCTGTTGTACTACTTCTGCCATTATACTACCTTGCTCTCTAGGCCCTTCATAAGATCATACATTCTTTGAGCACCTTTGTTGACACTACCACCACCTGCAGCTCGGACTGCATCAGCAGTGAATACGAATTCGTTGTTTGATAACATCGCCGGGATATCATCTGCTTTTTCTTTTACACCAACTGGCGGTATAAATCCACCTGTTTTTCTTAGATCTATTTCTTTGACACCTTTAGAATTCTCTCTAAGAGGTAAACCCTCGATGCCTGCTGCTTGCACAGCATTATCACTAGCTGAATCACCCATAGCTCTCATAACCCTACCACCATCAGCCATTTCTCCTACAGGCACTGTCTGATCATCAGCTCCCTCGACTAATGCACTTATTCTTACATCATAATCTTCATCAGATTCATTACCACCTTGAGGGTATAATCTTCTAAATTGTACATTAAGTTGATCTTTTACTTGTGCTTGTCTTTGAGCAAAATCCATATCTGATTCACCTGCTTGTCTTTCTTTACTAGCTAATAAACCGGTGATAACAGAACCTGCGCCAGCCACTTTTAAAGTGTTCATAAAATCTGCACCATCTTTTAATTTTAAAGCTTTGGAAAGTATTCCATCTCCTTGAAACAAACTAGCTCCGGGTAGATTAGAAAATTGAAATCCAGGTCTACTACCAAGCATACCTCCTAAATTACCTCCACCTAAAAAATAAGTTGCTATAAGGGCTTTACCAACATCTGATTTTGCAAAATCTTTAGCACCTTTGACTACACCTTTAACACCTTTCTTAACTGACTTAACAAGACTACCTAGACCGTATTGTGCTCTACCGCCATCAGCCATAAACTTTTGCATAAGTCTTTCTGCCTCTTGATCGAGTATATCCATCTCTTCAGGTGTTAATAACTTTAATTCTTTACCAAATAATCTTAATGATAATTCGTTTCTTTCATCCATTATATCTGGTTCTGAGGCCATCTTCATAGGTGTTAGATCACCTTTCAATGTTATGTTTGGTGCCCCTGCTGTAAAATCTTTTGCTTGTTTGGTATCTGTTATTGCCATAATTTTGTCTAAATTTAGTTTATAGGGCAGGCGTACTTATCCTGAAATATCACACTTTATTTGATTTTTTTACTATCGTCAACCTGTTTTAAGTTGTCAAAGAACCTACCACAGAACTGATGCTCACCCACATGAGTTATATAATCCATGATATATAGATATACTTTACCGCCCATATCGGTCCATCTCTGACAGAAACCAAAGTCTTCACCAAAATAACGCTTGGTGCTTGGATCATGTATCGTGTCAAATAAGTTATAAAAGTTAGGTTTCTTGACTTCTTTACCATTAATATTGGTAGGTTGAAATATCTGTAGTTCTGGGTAATGTTTAATCATACCTTCTAGTACAGTTCTTTTAATTAACATGCATCCTGTTGGGGCATGTGTTGCCTCTACAATACCACCATTAGAATGTATAGCATTCTGATCTTCTAGTTTAATAGGAAATGTATATCCAGGTCTTCTTAGTTGATCTTTGTTTTGAGCTTTATCCTTCTCTTGAAATATCTTGTCCCAGTCTAACGATTTCATAGGATAAGGACATGCTATAACATCTTTGTCCGCTTTCAACATTGTCTCAATAGTTGCAAAATCAAAATCAATATCAGAATCTATAAATAATAAATGTGTGTATCCATCCTCATGATTTAACATTTCAGCTACACATAAGTTTCTACCCTGTGTAACTAAAGATGATTTCATCAAAGTAAAGCTAACTAATATTTTTCTCATTAAACAATCTTGTTGAAATTTTAATAATGCTTGTGTGTAATGAATAGAACACTCACTATGTACAGGTGTACAAACCATTATTCTCCAAGGTGATCTATCAGCGGGTTCAGATAAGTCTATTGTTTCCACCGTCTTTTGTTCTTCAAACCAAATAGGTTTATTGGGATTTTGCACTAATCACTCCTTTTAAAAAGGTTGTCCATTGCATGGCTATTTTATTCCAGTTGTAATATATGTGTGCATATCTAGATTGAGAATCTAAATGATCGTGTATTTGTTTTTGATCTAACGTATATGATGCTTGCTCTATACCAAAGCCAAACTTCTGTGCCATTGCTCTATGATTAGAATCGTAAGGTATATACATTGGAAACTCTGCTCCTGTTTCATAGAGAGCACCAAAGTCATTGACGATGCAATATAAACCTGCAGCCATACACTCAAGTAAAGATATACAAAATGTTTCTTCAAAGGTGCTTGGGTAAACATACATGTGATAATTTTTTAAATTATCTTTTATGTATTGATTAGGTCTATAGCCAAGATAATTAACATTAGGTAGTTTATGTGCTTGTTCGTAAAGTTCTTTATATTCATGATCGTTTTGATCATAGAATTGTTTACCATAAACTTCTGTAGATGAATATACATCTAAAGTAACCAAAGGATTTTTTACTAATTGCATTGCACCTAACAATACAGACAAACCACGCCAAGGTGTGTTTTGATGTATTATCTTTATTGGTTGACCTTTTTGATATGGCTTAGCTTGTTCTATCTTATCAATACCATTTTTAATTACTACACATCTATTAGTTGGTATATCAAAATGATCTCTATACTTTTCATACGTCCAGTGTGAATTAAAAACATACCAGTCGTACTTGTTATGATTAGCAGGGTTTTTAAACCAGGGAGCTAGATTAGGTTGATCGTAAGAATTTTTTTGCCAAAGTATATTTGGTTTGGTCGGATGCAAAGGTATTTTTTCTGGGACCGAAGTACAAATCTGTACTTGATCTAATAAATTTTTGTCAACGTATTTTTCTAAATACTCGAATTGTAATTCTGTGCCACCTTTAGGGTTTTGGTTTCTTAGTATCATTCATCACTTTCTGGAAGACTTCTAAACCTTTATTAGTTACCTGCACAGTAACGTCTTGTACAATGTCAGGTCCATCTTTCTTCTCTTTATATGTTTCGCCAGTTTTTGTATTTCTATATGTTACTATAGTTGTACAATCTATCTTTGGTAAATTATCCGTTTTCATTCTGTCTATCTATTAATGCATAACTGACAACTACTTCTAGTTTGTTTGCAGTTTCTGCTTGAGCTTTTATAGCATCTCCTTCTTCTAAATTCAAGCCCTGTTCTGTTGCATTAATAGTGCTGGTTGCTGGTATATCCTTTCTAAAAAATTCTATATCTGTGCTGGCTGAACTGTCTCTAAGATCACAGTTTACAGTTACAGCTCCTGTGCTGTTGTTAGATATGTATACTGATTTTACAATAGCCACAGCAGTGGTTGCTATATTTAAAATTGTAGTCATATTTGTATTAGTCAATATGACACTAGCATTTTTATAATTTATACTCATGATAAAAAGTAATTAAACGTGTCCTGTTCATTTTTCAAGTCTTGTTGAAACGAAAAGTTTAATTGATTCTGCAGTGTAGTTAAAGACTCTAGTATCTGTCTTTGATTTTCTACGTCGTATTCCTCTTTTGGTTCAGGTATGTAGTTTGTTATTTTAGCCATTATTTAGGTCCTCTACCAGTTCCTGTGTTTCTAGCTTCGAAAGCCATTCCTGGTCCAGTGAACATAGCTGTACCTATGTCTGACAAACTTTCACCTCTATCCGCTCTATCTTGTACGTCTTGTGTTATTTGAGCAGCTGCTTTTTGTGCAGCTTCTTTTGCAGCTTTTCGTTCTCTTAATTTTCTAAAAAATTCTGCACCTGTTCTACTAGATCCAAATAAATCTAATGCACTACCTGTCGTTCTGTATCTCGCTGCTGCTCTGTCAAATCTATTTGTTCCTGATATTGGGTCGTAAAAATCATTTACCATACCAACCGGTTGATTAAAAGTACCTAAAGAATATATTCCATCTTTAATATTAGATCCTGGAGTAAATCGTTCATAAGATTTACCATCGATATTTTTTAAAAAATTAAACCCTGGTATAAGAAAACCAAGTAAATCCGTTATGCCCGAAGATTTTTTTTTATTTTCTACTTCATCTTGAGTATCATCATCAATATCTGTTTCTGCTGTAATACCTTCAAATCTTTTAAAATCGGGTACTTGACTTGTGATACCTTCAGAAGGCATACCAAAATCAAAATAATTAGGAATCTGAGGTATCAACGTACGATCTGGAGCACTTAATATTTGTGATTCAATTCCTGATAAATTTAGGTTTTGAGTATTATTAAACTGATCAAAAAGTCTGCCTCCTACATTAAAAGGTAAATTACTACTTTTATCTACAGGTACAATTGAAATCCTGCCATCAGGATTTACTATGGTTTCAAAACCAGGTGTACCCGATGTGCTTTTTACTTTATCTGGCTCTGCCGCGCTAGCTGAACCAAAAATATTTATAGAATCTAAAAAACTTTTTTCAGGAACTTGTTGCTCCGCTTCATAAACAGCTTTCATTTTATTATACTCTGGTTGAGAACTTAAAAGTATATTTTCTTTACCGGGTGTATAATTTTTTTTAAACTGCTGATCATAATACAGCTGAGACATAGGCGTCAATTGATCGTATAAATTTTTTGCGTTTAATTCAGCCATTATCTTCTTCCGTCCGGTTGTGCGTCTAATCTTAGTGTGCCATATCTCCAGCTTTCACCAAGAGCATCATTTTCTATCTTGATGGAAACCAATCTTCCTCTGGCTCGAGTATCTACCTTATCAGTTGTTGATGTAACTGTAAAGGGTCCTAGTGGTGAGCTGACAGCCACATCGTCAGGATAAGCACTGACAAATAATGTTACTTTGGCATTACCCGTCTGATATTTAAAATCAGGTATGAATCGTCTAACAGCCATAAAAAATTCACCGTCTCCTCTGTAATCTGCCACACCTGTCTGTTGACCAAGGGCGCTACGCCTTGATGTGATATCCCAATCACCTGATCTTATAAATGCAGGTATTGCTGTGGTTCCTGAACTATTAACCTGGTCGGTTCCTTCCTCATGTTCATAATAGATACTTGCACCAAACAGATTTGTAATTCCAAGTATATCAGGAAATACAGGTGTGGATGTATCCTCATAATCTGTAGCATAGGGCGCATCAAATACACCCTGATCCTGATATGTTGTTCTATCTAAAGATGATGTGGTCCATATATTCTCAGAATAATTATAGGTTACGCATCTATCTATCTGCTCTGATCCTGCTTTTGGATAAAACCAATTTACCTCTGTATATAGATTATTTGCACCCGCAAAGACAACATCTCTAGAATTAAAATTTAATCCGAGATTATCTCCATCAGTTGTAAATACAAAATCCTCTACGAGTGATGGCAATGATTTCACTGTTCCGTCGAAAGCAAAAAAACCACCTTCTGCACCCATCCAGAAAACAACACCATTAATAAAAGCAGCTGCATGTTGACCTATGCATCCACAGTTTGTACCAACCTGTCTAACACTAAATGTAAATGGTGGACCAACAAATTGAATAACGTATGCAGCAAGATCTGTTATAACAAACACATAGTCTTTACCTTGTAAAGCTGCTCTGATCTCATTACCGGTATCTAGTCTGAACGTACCTGCAGTATTAGTGGCTGTAGGTGTGTATGTGTTTAGATCCTCTTGATTAGAAAATCTTACAAACATGGGATCTTGTGTTGTGGTATCACCAATAGTTGTCTCGGTTCCAAAGTGAAATAAATGTCTGTCACGATCTGACACCAATGTAAATCTAGTTTTTGTAGGATTATTACCGGTTGCAAAACCTGATGTGGTTAACGAAGCTCGTTGACCTCTTGGATTTGATGCACCTGCATTCCATGTAAAAGTTTTACCATTAAATATAGTTGCAACTAAAACCTGACCAAAGTTATCGAGACTCCAGCTTCCTGGATCTAGAGTTACAGAACTTGTAGCTCTTGGTGTATTCCAAGTGCTTGCACCCCAGGTTGATGTGCTCCAACCAAATCCAGTTGTTTGAGTTGTTGGTCCAACCTCAACGTATGGATTAACAGTAACGGCCCCTGCAGCAGTCATACCAGAACCTGTTTCTACTGATGAAGCTTGCACCGTGAATTTATCTACATCAGGTACAGTTAATATCTCATAAACTTTTTCTAAATCCGCAGCTGTATATCCAGATGCTCCTGTGACAGTAACACTAGATAAAGTCACATATCGTCCTACCTCTAATCCATGTGAACCTTTATTGATAGTTATAGTATTAGAGTTATTAACAGTTGTTAACGTTCCTCCTGTGATCGCTGTATCTAAAGGTGTTATGTCAAAAAAATCATTACCATAATAAAGGAATAAACCCTGAGATGTTCCGATGGCAGCATACTTCTCACCTGCAAAACTTGAAAATGCGACTTGAGCTCTTGCGGCTCCAGGTAGAGTCTTTTGAGCAGATGTAAGTTGTAACCAACCACCTATTTTTTCAGGTAAGCCGTATCTAAATCTAACAAAATCACCATCGGTCCATTGGCCTTCTGCTCCTGATTCTGTGTCCTGTTTATTGAATCCTGACTTGAATTTTAATTTTTGTAGCATATAGTAGCTTATACAATAGTTTTTTTAATAATGAAAGATCGAAAATAAATGATAAGTTTTGCACAAAATCAACTAATTAGTTCTCATTCTAGCAGTTTAAATATTACTTATCCCAGAGAAGTTAGTATAGTTTTTGGAAATTATCCTTTTCCAGAAAAAATTCATAATTTAATGATAAAAGTAAAATCAGGTGTTGACCCTACTATGAAAAATTATTCTAACGTACAAGGAGACATGACACCATGGCACTATTTTAATGAAGATAAAGATTTTATAGATTTTATAAATTTTATAATAAATAAACATCAGGCAACTCACCCTCACTATTTTAAACATTTTTATTCTAAAAGAACTGTTGATGGAGCTTGGGGAAATTTATATAAAAAAGGTGATAGTTTAACCCCTCATGTACACTATTCAGAAAGTGGTATATTATTTTTATCACATGGATGTGAACTAATTTTACCGGAATTAAATATTAAAATAAAACCCTCTCCAGGTGATTACTATATTTTTCCCCCTGTTATCCTGCATGGCTTTGACCCAATACTAAACGATGAAGAAAGATGTAGTATAGCTTTCAATTTACCTGAGAAAAACCAAAGTGTATTTATGATAGAAAAAGAAATAAAAAAAATAAATGAACGAAAAAACAGTAAACATAAATAATTTTATTGGTGTATATGATAACTACATTACCTCAGAGGAATGTACTAAAGCAATTAAATTATATGAAGATCAAGATAAATTTAATAAAACTGTAAATAGAATCGCTTCAGAAAAAACATCTATCTTACAAAAACAAGATCAACAATATTTTGCAAATGGTAATAATGTAGATGTTTGGTGGGAAGATTTAAAATCTATGATTTTTAATTTTCAGATAGCTTTTAAACATTATTCAGAAAACACTGGAGCACTTGACGCTTATGACGGAGGACCTTTTAATTTTACAAGTTTAAAAATACAAAAGACTTTACCTACTGAGGGATATCATACATGGCATATTGAACATCATAAAGGATATCACAATGAAGCTAGAGCTTTTGCTTTTTCTATATATTTAAATAATGTAGAAGAGGGTGGAGAAACTGAATTTTTACATTTTTCAAAAAGAGTAAAACCTAAAATTGGTAGAATAGTTATATGGCCTGCAGCTTTTCCTTATGTTCATAGAGGAAATCCACCACTATCTGGTGAAAAATATATTTTAACTTCTTGGATGATGTTAAGATGAATATGATGTAGGTCTTGCACCTAATCTAGCTATTTTATCTGCTTCAGTTTCACCGTCTTCATTATCACTATCCCAATCAGATTGTAATTTACTTAAATGAGCTGCGTCCCATCTATTAGTGAAATCTGAAAAATCTCCAAGATTAGCATCTTCCCAAGTACAATGTGGTGTTTGATCTCTGTGTTCTACAGTATCGCTTGGTGCAAATGTTCCATATTGAATAGCCCAAATATTACTCCACTTAGCTAATCCCCAAAAATCATCATCAGAAATAACATAAGGACCGGCAGCATCACCAGATTGTTTGATAATCATCTTATCGTCGAATACTACTGTCCATGTTGCGTTTGTTGCCATAATTTCTCCTACGTTTTAATAATATAAATTACTGTTAAAAAAGGTTGCAACACTGAAGTTGAATCACCAGAAAATGTTGCACTAAGATTGTGTGAGTGTCCACCACCTGAACCAGCATTACTAGTAGTTGACGATTGAAACGTTGGACCTGGAGGTTGTTGTCTGTATTCTGGACCACTAGTTGCATATCCACCACCGTGTGAGTGAGAAGCTAATTGTGCTGTTGATAAAGTTGCGTTTGCTGTAGAACCAGCTATGTTTCCAGTAGATGCAACTGTGTTTGCTCCACCCGTTGATGCTAAAGCTTTAGTTCCAGATTTTCCAACTGCTACATTGTCTTGTAGATCAGGTAAATTAAAAGTAGATGCACCGTCTCCAGCTCCATAAGTTGTACCTATGATAGCAAATAATGCAGAGTAAGTTGATCTTGAAACAGCTGCACCATTACATTCTAGGAAACCTGTTGGCACTGAAGAAGAAGACCACGGCACAATAGTTGCTGTAGGAATTCCTTCGATACCTGTAAGGTTTGCTCCGTCGAAATCGTATCTTGTTGCTTCGTAATTTGACATCTATTATTTCTCCTTATACGTCCAACCTGTTGTAGCATCTCCTGAGAAGACTAAACAAAAAGCTGCGCCTTGTGTATTGACTACTAGATCTGATGCTGCGTTAGCTATATTAGATCCATTTCTTCCAACAGTCAATGCGTTACTATTAAAATCATAACCTTGATCTACAAATGAAACCTCATCCCCTGTAGCAGGTGAGGCTGGTAGCGTAATTGTTACTCCTCCACCATTTGTATTTACTAAAAGTTGAGCTCCAGCTTGAACTGTTTCAGCTGCTGAAACTGCTCTCCAGTTTCTTTGCTCAGATAATTTTACAACATTAGTTCCATCAGAATATAATACGTAGTTGTTTCCTTCACATAAAAGAACACCTGTACCTGATGACGTTTTAAAAGTTAAAGTGTTCCCTGCATGGTCACATGCATTTTGCACATTATAAACTTTTTCAATTGAATCTGGGATGGATACTGTTCTGTTTGCTGCTAAAGTTCCTGTTAATTTAATAACATCATTTTTACCATTTGATAAAGCACCATTGGTAAAAGTTAAAGATCTGTTAGCATTAGTTAAGTTAAAAGTTGTAAAACCACCAATAGCCTGTTCTAAAATTAATAAGTTTGTATTTGTAATTTGACCCCAAGTTCCCGAGTTTTCACCGGTTGCTTGTACTGTGAGTTTTAGGTTAGCAGATGTTGAATTCGCCATTTTTTAATTCCTTATACGTTCATTTTATTAAAAATATGAGTTTCTGTCAAACTCATTATGCAGCCACCTCTTGCCATCCTGGAGGTGTTATAGGCGCTGAACCTGTATCAACTTCGTTCCAGATCAAAGCACTACCAGATCCTTGACTCATAGTCAAGCCTAAACCTGTAAGCTGTATATCTATATGTATTACAACAGAAACTGAAGCTAATTGATTGTTTAATGGAAAACCTGTCGGTACAATATTTTGACCAGGAACACCCACAGCTGTTCCTAAACCTGCTGTCATTGCAATCCCTGAAGGAGTTGCACCTGCTCCAGCTCGACCTACAGCTGTACCTAAAGATGCAATCATTGGTTCACCAATAATCATTGCATCAGGAGCTGGATCTGCATTACCTAAAGTTGCTTGTGCTACGTTTAAAGTATTAAGAGTTAAATTAGCATTACCAGTCATCGCTAATGTTCCAGCAGCTGCCGTCATTGCAATACCAGTTACATCAACGTTTGCAAACTGACCTTCAACACCCCACGCATTAACATTCCAACCTTGTCGACCCCAACCTGTTTGGTTAAACGCGTCTATAGTTCCAAGACCCATAGACATTGCATTACCTGTAGCCATAGCATCAGGACCAGCATCAGCTGTTCCTTCAGCTGCAGTTAATGGTAAACCTGATGGAAATACTTTTGTCTGAATGTCAACTGTTGTAGAACCAAGAGCAGTTGTAATAAGTTGATTGTTATTTGTAGATGGACCAGTAGATACATCGATAGATGCTACAACACTTCCTAAAGTAGCTGTAACTGCATCACCTGTTGCAATAAACGTGCCCGCGATACCCCAAGCTTGTTCATTCCAACCAAGTCTACCCCAACCAAGATTAATTTCACCAACAGTTGTTTCGTCACCTAAGGATGCAGTTAAGGCAATACCCGTAACTGTAAAAGTTGGGTCTGCTAAATCATTCCATTGGTTCTGACCCCAAAAGCCGGCACTCCAAGTTCCTGATCCACTCATAGGAGGTTACCTCCTACGATTAACCAGAGATCCTTAGAATCGCTGCTGTTGATGTATTAGCCGGAAACTGAATTGTGAAAACTCCAGATGTAGCTGTTTTATCTGCTCCAAAATCTAAAACTGCCACCGCTGAGTTTGAGAACGATGTGTTATAGATTAAAGCTCCTCTAGCAGTAATAGTAACGTTCGTAAACGATCTGTCTGCGAAGTCTACTCTTGCTACACCAGCTGTTATTGAAGTTGCTAAGTTAACTAATTTTCCACCACCTGCTGTGTATTGTCCAGAGTTGGCAACCTCATTAGTAGGTGAGCTAGTTAACAAAGAAGTTGTAGCTGAGTTTAGAGTTGCTGAAGAAGTATAAAGAGCTATTTTAAAAATATCACCAGCTGGTGCCGCAGTAAAATCTTGGTCACCGTCTAATAATTGTTTTTTAAAAGAGTTTGCAATTGCTTGTGTTATAGCCATGTTTATTTTCTCCTATTTACCTATACGAGGAACACCACTTTGATATTCGTCTCGTCTTCTTCTTCCCATTTGTTCTATTGAGAAGCCTTCTACTGCTTGTTTATACCTTCCTTCGTATAATTGCAAGAGATCATTTGGCCCCTTTAGAAAACTAAAAGCCTCAACCAGGCATGCATACAAAAGTCCGTTGGGAAATTGCAGACTTAAATATGTATTAGGAACTGTACTCGATAATCCTTCAGGTTTCAAGATATAATTTAACTGAATTGTGTAGGTGGCATTTGGAGTTGGAGCCACAACCACTGTGTCCTCATCCCAGTTACTGTAATATTTTGGCACCCCTTGAGAATTTAGATTATTAAATTCAGACATAAAACTAGTGTCTCTATATTGCAAAAAATCTCTATTATCAGCAGCTCCTACCCCATCAGAATCTACGATTTGAGCAGATCTTATAACCAATAGATTGTCAGGAGTATCTATAAATCTTGTTCCTGCAATTAATTGAGCAGTTACATATCTTCTATTATTATCAGAATCCACATCTCTTAAAATTCTAAATTCTGCATTTTCAATAAATCCATTTACAATAGTATCAGTTAAAACTGTGCTTGTAACCTCTGTATAATCTCTAATTTTTTGTACTAACTCTGTATACGTCATGTTATACTTACCGTAACCTCTCCTACATTTAATTGTGCTTCTCTTCTTCCATTTATAACAGATGGACTTTCAGGCACCATACTATTATTACTTAAATCTTGAAAGGCAAAATCTCCAGGTAAAGTTAAACTAGCTACCATATTTCCACCACCAATTTGATCAGGTGGAAAACGTTGAGGTCTTGCTTGTTCTAAACCTTGGGGGTCAGCTACAAAAGGTTTTGGTTCCAACTGTGGTTGCTTCTTTTCGTATTCTGTTATGTGTACAAACGCACCATTCCATTCAGTAACCATTTCTCTCCATGGAAATGCTTGACCACTTCTATCAGATATTGCTAATGCATATTTACCTTTTGCAAACTTTGCCATACTACTCTACCTTTTTATTAACCATGTTTATTCGTTCAGTTAATTTAATTATATCTTGCATATCCATAGCAGATTGCAAAGATTTATATTCGTCTATACGAATAGGTTGAAAACCTAATTCTTTTACAGCTCTTACATAATCTAAATAACCACCAGCTTCTAATTTTATACGGCCACCATCAGCCTCACCTTTTCTCATCATTTCAGCTCTAGCATTCATCATGTCATCTAATTCTACTATAGCTTTATTATAAACTTCACTTTGTTGACGACCACTTAAATCGTAAAAGTCTTTACCATACATTGATTCGGCTAATTCATCTGCTATTTCTTGTATTTTATCTTTGTCCATTATATCTCCGGGTAGTAGGTTTTAGGTGAAATATAAACACTTGCAGGTGATCCATCCTCTTGCAGTGCTCTTTG